GAATCTTCTCGTATGCGGCCAGAATGTTTTCATCCGGCTGGTTCTGATTTTTTTCGTCTGACATGTTTTTTCTCCTTGTGGGGTATATAATGAATTTAGATATTGAGGTTTTTGACAGTTTTATTGATAACAAAACCTACAAAAAGTTAAAGTGGATGTGCAAAAAGCAGGACTTTTACATATCCGATTATTTCAAAAGATACGGTTCAAATTCAGAGGAACAATACTTTTTGAAGTTCCTCGCAAAGCAGAATTACGCTAATATCTGTACGAAAGATAAAAAATATGCTACTGACAAAGATCTTGCCCAGTTTACAAAAGCGGATTTGGAGCAGCGTATTCTTCACGTGACAGGTTCGTTAAGGCGATACGTTGAAAAGCGAAAATACAACAAAAGAATTGATGTTATCCCTATTATTATTTCGCTGTTTTCTTTGGCAATAAGTGTTTATTCTTTGCATGTAAGTCTCGATAAAGGCCCAAAGAACGTTAGCATTGTTTCATGGCCCGCTACAGCGGAAACCGCACAGCAGGTTGAAGAAACGGATTATATACGGTAAGGGATATCCGGATCTTTCCCAATCTCTTTGCAGAACGCAATGTAATTATCAACGCAGTCAATGATCGCTTGCCCGATGCCGTCAACGGTTTCTGCGTGATAGTCAACCAAATCTTTGATACCATCAATCTTGCCGTAATAGATTTTATCGTATGGGTCGTATTCCGGCGTTGTAGTATAGCCTTTATAAAGGATTTTTACGGGGAATAACAATCCGGTATCGGGAACAGGTTCTCCATTTAATGTACATCCCCTATCGCCATATGTATAATCAATCCCCAGCTGGTCACAGAGTTGTATTGCCAGTTTGGTTGCTGATATTTGCTTTTCTATGTCAGTCATTGTTCTTCCCCGCATCAGTTGTAAGTTGTCATTTTGACAACTTTGTGTTGTGCTTATATCTTATTACAGATTGCCGTAACGGTCAATTAGCAAAACGCACAAATTTCAGGTTTCGCGCTTTACTGTCCGGTTTTTCGGCCTTTTGCGTCCGTGCTTTGGTGGGGTGGTTAAATCAGGCAGTTTCATGGCTGTTTTCCCTCCGTGCTCGGTCTTGCAGCACAGCGCGATACAAGGCTTCAATGGTTGCCGCATTGCGGTTTTGGTAATTCTTAAGACGTTCCACGTTATTCATTGTTGATTCCTCCTGTGTTTTTTGACTACAGTAAGAATCTTAACATGTTTTTTATGCCATGACTGCCATTTATTTCCATGGCATTTTTTGGAGAAATATTTCTTTATATTTTCTTGACTGTTGTTGTATAAAAATCTTACCGCATTTAGAGCGCAAAACATGTAAAAAATTGAGGGTGATGAAATGGAAAGTAGAGCTGATTTCCGAGAACGCGAAGGGCTTATTCTTTCGCAGTGCCGGTTGGAATCCGGGCTTTCGCAAGAATATGTAGCCCGGCAGATGGATGTGAACATCCGCACGGTGCGCAACTGGGAAGAAGGGCTTTCCCCTATCCGAAACGATGATCTGTTGATGTGGTTCACCGTCTGCAAACAATCCCCCTGGCGCTGGCTGCAGCGCATCTGGATGCCGTCTGCATTCAGCGATACCGATACGCCAAACTGGACGGACGAACAGGTAGACAAGGCACTTTCTGATTATATCGCCCAAATGCCGAGCCAATACAAGCGCCGCCTGCTGTATATCCTGTGTGGGGCGCACGGGAGCGATTGGGCGGGACAGATAGACTTGTTATGCGCTAACGCTCATACGTCCATGCAAAGCCGTGTACGTGTCTGTCAGGCCGTGATACAGAACTATAGAATAGATACCGCAACAGGTGCAGACCCTTGCCCGGAAAGCACCAAGCCGGACTTTGACCGCCTGCAAATATGCCTGCAAGCCGGAGAAGCTGCCGTTCTGGCAGGCAACGGCGAATATAACGCAAGGGAAAAATAAAAAATCCCCTGCCGGTGGTGCCACACCAGCAAGGGATAAAGGGCCGTCAACATAAAAAGTTGACGGTTTCATTATAAAACATTTTTTGGAGGGCCGCAAGATGAAAAAAGATTTGACAGTTGGGCTTGTGCTCAGAAAAGACGGAAGATACCAGCGGAAAGAGATGATAGGTGGCGTTTGGAAAACCTTTTCAGCTAAGACACCAGCAGAGGTTTGGGGAAAAATTGCTGATGCCAAAGAAGAGCATGAAGAAAAGGAACAGCAGGAAAAGGCAAAAACATCCGCAGGGCCGCTGTTTGAAACTGTGGCAAACGAATATGAAATCATTGTCTCCGGAATGAAAGAAGGGACAAAAAGAAGCTATCTGCCAGCCATCAAGCGTGCCAAAACCGAATTTGGTGAATACAGAATGCGGGAAATTGAGCCTTACATGATTGCAGAGTTCCTGCGCGGGCCTGAAATGGCCGGGAGGGCCGCAACGACCGTTTCAAACCAAAAGACTGTGATAAATAACATCTTTCAGTATTGGATTGACAGCCCTAAGTGGCGTGGGGATATAAACCCAGCAACGCAAACTAAAATGCCGCGCGGCCTGCATAAGGGCAAACGACAGCCCCCAACAACAGCCGAAGTGCAAATCGTGAAGGAACACTATCTTGACCCTGATGCACTTCTCCCCGTTGCTTATCTCTGCACAGGAGAACGGCGCGGTGAAATGTGCGCCATTCAGCTGAAAGACATTGACTTTGAACGAAATGTTATCAGCATATCAAAGACCGTTACACATATCGGTAACGAACCAATCTTAAATGACTTTACAAAAACCCCTGCCGGTATCCGGGAGGTTCCCTTATTGGGGATGTTAAAAGACGCATTGCAGCCAATACGAACGCTGCCAAAAAACACCTATATTGTGGGCTTAAAAACAGAACCTATAACGCGCAAGCAATATGATATTCTCTGGGCGCGGTTCTGGAAGAAATACGGCGTTGCACAGGCAGTGCCAAAAACCAAACAAGTACATCGGCGCAACAGAGTAGAAACTGTAAAATACACTGTTTGGAAAGTTCCCGTTTGCGGGCACCAGTTCCGTCACGAGTATGTTTGCATGCTGGCAATGGCAGGAGTAGCAGAAGAAATAGCCATTCAACTTGTGGGCCACGCTAATGCTAGAATGATTCACGAGGTTTATTTGTCCATAAAGCCCCAAATGATGGAAGATGCCCGCAAAAAATTGGAAAGCGTTTTGTAGGGCAAATGCAAAAAGTACAATAAAAGCCACTTATCAAATGTTAAAATTTTGCTCTGTACAGTAAATCGGATTTGTGAAAATTTTCGATTTTTGTTTTGGTGCAAGTTTGGTTTTTATACATAAATTCTACGTTATATCGAAGTTGAAACCGAGTTCGAGACTCGTATCCCGCTCCAAAATGAATATTGTCGATAAGACAGCAAAAAGCCGTTAAGTAGCGATACTTAGCGGCTTTTTGCTTGTTCAAAAACGTTCAAAAACGTTCAAAAATGTATATTATTCATGGTGCATTCATGGTGCATGCACTTTTTGCAATCCGTTTTATCGGGATTTTGGTGCGTTTTTGGTGCGGGATTTGTGCAGGGTCAGCACAGACTTTTTTGCAATTATTTTTTTATTTTTGAGCCAGCAAAAGCAAAGGACGGCTGCAAGCTATTGTGAAGCCGTCCTTTGGAAAAAAAATATTTTATGAAGTCCTTTTCAAATCGTGCATCAATCCTGCATACGTTTCCGGTTTTGCTTCCTTTAGTGCATCCATAAATTCATCTAGCACGCGCCAAGCATGGCCGGAATCTGCACTTTTCATGGTTTCCAAAAATTCACTCATTCTACAACACACTCGTAATATTTTTCTACCTTATCTTTGGATGCGTCCTTATCATTGATAAAAGCCGCTGCGAGGTCTGCATAAAATTCAGGAGTGTTTACATTGTGCTTTTTGGCTACCGGGTAGTAGTCACTAAACATCATGTTCATGGCTGCATAAAATTCTTCCTTTGTGCTGTCCATTCCGCGTGAAGTCATATAAGTGGAAGTCTGGTCAACCGTCCAGTGTTCGCCATACGAACCGTCAGCGTTTTCCATTTTATGTACCCACTGCTTCAAGTCTCCGAAATCCTGTTTAATATGCAACGCCTTTTCAAAGTCCTTCATGGCCATATAGCAGCGTACAACGCTTTCAAAGCCTTCTCTGCTTTTGGGTGAAATTACATCTCCCATACAATAATAAGCTTCTTCTTTGAGCCGCTGCTCATAGTCTTCAAAGTCTTTATATGTAAGCTCTTTCAAGCTTTACACCTCCCTGTTCAGCGCATATCCTCCGAATAGCGGTGTTTAGGTTCACGGTCATCTTGGTCGGTATCCATCCGGCGGCGCATGTCATCCGCATAACGGCGGTCACGGCGCATATCGTTGCCATAACTCCCGCGCATTTTTGCTTCCCAACCTCCATCATGGCTGTAACCCTCTTCTTCCATGATGCCATCAAGGTTGGCAATGCTCTGTGTGACCTTGTAAACCACGTCAAGATCACGAACATTCAAAGTGCCGTGACGGGAAACTTCATCCAGTTCATCACAAAGCATTTCCCGGATGTCATTCATTGCTTTCATGCTCATTGTTATTTTCCCCTTTCTTAGCTTTCGCGTTCAACAATCAGATTGCTGTTGGATACGGAAATTGCCTGCGTGCTGCTATTTTCCACCGCTATTGTTACGCAGCATCCACGAGGAACCTCGATAAATGCAGCAATGTAAATATTGAAGAAATTCTCAACTGCCGCAGGTGTCACGGTTGCTGTGGCGCTATTCAGCGGCTCACCATTGATTGCAAGAGAAGCTGAAATCGCTTCAACTGTTCCTCCAGTTGGAATTGCGATATTCGCCCCAAACGAAATTTTGAATCGTGCCTTGCACTGATTTGTCAAACCGCGCAGCGTTACAATACCAGACCCGGCACGGTGAACAATACAAGGTTTACCAGCTACTGCTGTTTCTGTAAGCAAAACATTTTGTCCAGCTGCCACAGTCTGAACAGCTGCCGAAGCGTACTCTGCCATAAAAACAATCCTTTCTTCTAAGAATAAACGGCGGGACTATTGCCCCGCCGCCTTTTTTGCAAAATCAGCTCAGGGCTGAACATGTAAGAAACCCTCACAAGTTGCCATATTTTACTTAGCCTGCACAGCTGTTGGCGTAACCGCAGCACCCATAACCATAATTGCCAGTATACGGGTTTGCAACCGCGTAAGCAGGCACCGGAAGCGGTGCAGCACGGCGCAGGATTTCAGCGGTACTTGCATCGATTGCCTCACGAAGCACGGAGTTCTGATTGGACTGAGATGCAGCCAGGCGCAGCGCCTGGTTTTCGCTCTGCAAGGTTTCAATCTTGTCCTTGCACAGGTAATCCAGAATTGCGCGGGTGTTGGTGTTCTGGTTCTCCACAATGTCACGAGTGTTAAAGTTCATCGTGTTCTGCATTGCGTTGAATCCCTGCTGCATCTGGTTGCGTGTATCACACTCCTGGGTAGCAATCGTGTAATTCACGCCCTGGATGCCGCTCTGGGTCTTGCAGCAACAATCCGCAAGCTGGGTACCAAGTGCATTCTGGCCCTGAAGCAGTGCAACATTGGTTGCGTTAAAGCCCTGCTGAATGCTGTTGTTCAGGTTATTAAACCCATTCAGCATGCCAGTGTTAATGGCATAGGTGCTGTCGCAAATGCCGTTCTGGATAGAGCGAATGCCGTTGTCAATACCATTAAGGGCAAAGCCCTCATTGATATCGGCACGGGTTGCATAGCCCTGGAAACCGGGGGAATTAGCGCCGCGCATGCCGCCGCCAAAGCCACCGAAGCCGCCAAAGCCGCCAAAGCCCATGCCACCCCAACCGAACATACCGAAGATTAGAAACAGCACGATCCATGCCGCCCAATCGCCGCCCCACATGCCATTGTTGCGGTTATTGTTTCCGGTAACAGCGGCAATATCGGCAGGAGTCATATCGTTATAAACTGCCATTGGTTATCTCCTTTTCAAAATTTTTATTCTAAATGCGGCCGCATTTATTCAAAAGCCAAACATAGAACGCATAGCAGAAAACTGCTGTTCCATATTTTTTGCTTGCTGTTGGATAGAATTTAACTGCTGTTGGCTTAACTGGCCGGAAGCAACAATCTGTTCTATCATTTCATTCGGGTTTTCCCCTTGCATTTGGTTCATAAATCGTTGGAACTGCTGCATCATGTTGCCTTGCTGGTTTCCGTTAAGTTTGCTGTACAGCGGGTTTGGCATTTGCTGCCTCCTTTACTGCCTTTTGCGGCTTTGCTTGCATTTGGCTTTTCAAATCACCAAAAGCGGCTGCGAGTGCGTCAAATTCTGCTCGCGTAACAAAATTTTCGGTTTGTGGCTTTGCCGCCGGTGCCGCTTCCCTCTTGTGGTAGTCGTAAACTTCCATTGGATAGGGCATATTGTTTACATCGCGGCATTTCACATAGAATGTTTGCATGTCTCTATCCATCAAGATGACTTTGCTGCCTGGGGCAACCATATAGCCGTTTGCTTCACCCTCACCAGATACCCAAACCACTTCGCAAGATTGCGGTGCCTGCTGTGGCGGTATTTGCTGTGGTTGCGGCTGAAACCCACCCTGTCGAAGCTGTGCCAACTGGTCTGGCACAGGTTGACCATAATAATACTGTGGATATGAGTTATAGTACGGCATGTTTATTGCTTTCCTCCCAATAGGCTTTTGGGACTTCATTGCCACAGTCCCATGTGTCTATCCAATCCCCGTTTTGCACACAAACAACATGCGTTGGCATTTCCAGCAAAAACGTTCCGCTTTGGTTGCTATCTGCAAAACCCTTAACCGTGCATTGCATTTCCGATACTCTGGAGATTCGATGCCTCCCCCATCCGTTGCCAATCAGGTACGTTTTCCATACGCGATTGGCACATGGCATATCGCAAAGCAAACTTCCCTGTACACATAAATCTGTATAAATCTCTTTCCAGGGCTTGCTCATCGCCGCCGCCAAAGCTCTTACAGCGCAATCTTCTGTGCGCCTTCCAGCCGGGTTAAGATTGACATTTTTGTAAGCCATTCTTTTGTTTCCTCTAGCTTAATTATAAAAAAATAGACGCAAAAACGTGCGACACGAACGCGACAGTTTTACGCCAAGTTTATACAAAATATTTTTCAAAAGTCTATTTACAATGCTACTTTAGAGTAGTATAATATAAGCAAGATAAGAAATAAACACACAATTATAACAGGAGGAAAACAAAATGACTAACACCATCATTAACAACATCAACGCAGATATCATCAGCAAGGCAAACGAAGCGAACAAGGCCGAAACCGAGCGCATCGTTAACACCTATCAGCAAATGTGGGGTAACGGAGATAGCTTTATAGCGAATGACATGGCTTTTCTTTTTGGCGGTGCACAGCGCAGCGGATTGAATGATGACGAAGAGATGGCAGCAGCTGTCAAGGCCGCAGAAACCGACCTGGTTTATAAAGTTATCATCAAGACTTGGTTCAAGGATATGAGCCGTGCAGATGCTGTTGCTATCTGCAACAAACTTTTTGGCAGCAGAGACAGCATTCAGATTTTTTCCGCAACACTAACCGCAAACGATGTTGCGCGGAATTGGAATGCCGAGCACAGCAACGAGAAGCCCATTTACATGACCACCCGCGCTATTGAGGAGACTTTTGGAAGCATCTAAGGATGCAGGAGGCATCAAGATGGACATTACTCTCAAGGAATACGCTTTTCGACACGGCAGAACCCCCGCAACCGTGCGGCAGAAAGTTTTGCGCGGAGGATTTAAGACCGCGCACAAAATGGGCCGTGACTGGCTCATAGACGAAAATGAGCCTTATATTAAGCGCTCGACAAGGAATTCGAGGCAAAATCAAAAGGCAAAAGACGAGGAGGGGCAATGAAATGAAATCGTTGCCCCCGTTACCATCAAAAATGGTTACTGCATACCTTCTTCCGAACGAGCTATCCGCACTTTCAAACTTGCAAAAAAGGATGAAACTTGAAAGTCTTTCGGATGCGGCAAGGTATTGTATCTTAAAATGAAAATTGCCAGTGTATCCACTTCCACAACGTTCTGATATCGCATTTTACTATAGGAAAAGAATGGACATAGCCTTACACTTTGACGAATATGCTGTATTACAAAACATTGTCAGCACAATGTCAAAGCAGTCCGGAAAAAACATTTCGATATCAACTGCAATTCGTAGCGCGATTGTATATGTATCGAAGCAATAAAAACAAGAAAGCCCCCGTTTGTGATACATTCAATCACAAACGGGGGCTTTTCTTACCTTATTTTATTTTTTATCGCTCGAACTCTCCGATTAACCGTCCTTTCACTGCAATACAATTCCGCCGCAATATCGGCGTTGTGTAGCCCGCGCCGCCGCAAATCCAACACGGCGTGTTCGTCATCGGTCAGGTCAAAGCATAGGTCATCATAGTCGCTGCGGCTCATTCGGAAGTCAAACTTACTTCCCATTGCCAAAGCCCTCAAGAATCTGCTTGAACGCCTGGTGCAGGCCAGTGGATGCCAGCCCGCTTGCAAGGCCTGACAGAATCACGGTAGCGGTAATTTCAGGCCAGTTCATCCAGCATGCCAGTGCGACACCAAGCGCCGCGCAAATCGTGGGAATATACCGGTTGTCAACATCCTTAATCCACTGCTTGACAATCCAGCCCACGCACAGGCAGATGCCAACAATCACGGGGATCATATATTCGGACAGAAAAGAAATATCCATTTTGCTTTCTCCTTTTTTTAGCCGATCAAATGCTTCTGCAAGGCTTCCTTTGCTTTCTGCATCTGGTCAATGTTGTTTCCGTCAAGGTTGTGGTCAAGCAGGGCAAGCAGTGCCTGCATGGTCACGTGCTGCCCCTCGTCCATGCGGTCAAGCCGGTGTTTGTCGTTTTTCAAGAATCCCTCAACCGCTGAAACGCGGCCCTCCAACTGTGTAATGCGTTTGTCCTGGTCGGCTTTAGGCTTTTTCACTGCGGTGATTACTTTGCTGATAGCCACTCCCCCGGCATACAGTCCGGCAGCAGCACCCGCCGCGTAAATCAAAAATGCCCAGGCTTCCGCGATCGTAAACGAAAATACATGCTGCATTGGCATCACACCTCCACGATAGGGATGCCGTAGGCTACAGCGGCATCGTGCTCAATGCGGCACCCGCGATAGTCCTGCCAGCCAGGGGCGAACACCACAAAATCAGCGGTGCCCAGCAGCTTGAGGCTTTCGCCCAAATACCACAGCGGCGTTGCGTCAGCCGGGGCGTTCTCAAAAAATGAATCAATGAATGCTAAATTTTCGTGTGTTTTCATGTACACATCAGCAATCAAAACCTTGCGCTCCTTGATAATTTCTTCGTTCGTTTTGCCGCGCATTGGCTGAGAAATAAAAAGTTTTTTCACTGCATCACCCCACATACTCGGCCTTATACAGCCCTGCGTCAATCAGCTGCAGCTCCGCGCACTTGCGCATGATGTACCATGCATCGCCGCTGGATACCGGGCCGATGTCCAGCATCCACTGGTTGCCATCCGCACAGGTTTCGCGGTACAGGCCCGCTGCGATCAGCCCCAGCCCCTCGCACAGGGCGCGGATGGTTGCGCGGTCGCCGCTGGAGATACGGCCAATGGTGATCCGCTGCTTGTCCAGCTTGTTGGGGGTGGTATCCTCCGGTGTGGGCGTGGTGTGGCCCTGCAGGCCCGCCTGGATCATCAGCTGCTCATAGTCCTTATAGACCCGGTTGCAGTCCAGGCTGGTGCCGTAGCCGGGGATGCCCAGCGCGTTGCGGCTGGAATACTGCCAGATGCCATACGGCAGCGGGCAGGTGCATGTGCTGCTGTACTGGGCTACCCAGATATCATATTTCCCCAGCTTGGCGCAATCCAGCCGGTTACGGATAAAATCGCAGCTGGCGTACAGGATACCGTAATATCCCGCGGCTTCGATCTCACTTAAAAACGCTTCCACCAGTGCCGTGCGCTGCGCGTTGGTCAGGCGCAGGATGCACGGCTCGTACTCGATATCATACGCCACCGGCAGGCACAGATGCTTGCCCTTAATCGCTGCCAGGCAGCAGCGGGCCTCCTGCCGTGCTTCCGCCGGGGTGGTGGCGTAGCTGTACCAGTACACGCCGTACTGGATGCCCAGCCGGGCACACTCCGCTGCGTTGCGCTCAAACTGGGGGTCTTTCTGGCTGCTGTAACGGCCATACCCGGCGCGCAGCATAGCGTGGCGGATGCCCTTGCCATACACTGCCTGCCAGTCAAATTTGCCCTGATGTTTCGATACGTCGATTGCGTCAATCATTTCCTTGTTCCTCCGATCTTCTTCTATTTGTCAGTGCTGCCCCATCCCACCACAACTGCGCCAGCAGTTCGCGCTCTGTGGTGGTGTCAAGGCCCTCACGTTCCAGCCGATCCAGTACAGCATCAGTCAGATCAAGGGCCGTGGATAACGTCCGGGACAGGCGCTGCGCTCGCTCGTTGTCCGTCACAGCTGTCCCGGCATGGCGGGCCAGCTCACATCATACGGGAAGCCGGGCTGTTCCGGCACATCCCGCAACGCCTGACGGTAGGTCGCCCATGCTTGCTTGTCCGTTTTGGCGTCATCCAGCACAGTCCAGTCGCAGGCAGAGATCAGCCGGTCACGCTCTGCGCGTACCTGGGCAGCGGCCTGGGTGCGGTCCGCCTGCTTGACGGCCTCCGCCCAGATATTAGGCGCGGTTTCCAGCGCACCGGCAGGCAAGGCAATCCGCGTCTCATAAGTTGTATAGCGGTAACCGTTCCAGGGCGTGTCCATATCGGACACAGCCGGGCGGCTTACTGCTTCTTCGTCCTCATACAGCCGCACCAACGTGCGGCCATCTTCCAGCGGTTCCATCTCAAAGCGGGGCCGCTTTTCGTTGCATTCGATTTTATGCATTTTGTATCGCCTTTCTGATTTTCCGGTAACTTATCACGCCGTCAACGTGCTTGACCCGAAAATGGTGCATATCTGCATGTTTTAGCTGCCCGATCCGGCAGGCAGCCTGCCGGGCCTGGTGCGGTGTTGGGTTGCCGCGTGGCCGCTTGCTGATATCCAGGCACAGCCGGATCAGGCGTTTGCTGGTACGCTTGCGGTAGATGGTGTGGTCGCAGTAGATCACAAAACCCAGGCCATCCAGGGCGCGTCCGCGGTGCTCACCGTCAGCGTCTATGTAGTCGGTGCGGTATACCTGCCAGCTGTTATTGATGGTATACCCTGCTGCGCACAGCCAGTCCATGGCGGCCTGCAGGGCACGGTGAAGCTTGCGCTTGTTCGGGCCATACATGTGGATATTGTCCACATACCGGTAATAGTGCCGCACGCCATCCAGGCTGCGCACATAGCGGTCAAATGCCGTCATGGCCAGATTTTGGAACCAGTGGCTTGTGACATAACCGATAGGCAGGCCATTGGCAAAACTCTGTACCACAGCATCAGCCAGGCGCAGCCAGTACTTGTCCTTGATTAGCTGCCGGTATCCGTACATCACAAAATCATGGTCCGTTTCTGGGAAGTTGTGGTGGATATCCAGCTCCGCGCCATATTTTGTGCCCGCGCGGTCCGTTTTGATCCAGTACTCCACCTGCTTTTTGGTGCTGTGCGGCCCACGTCCCCGGATACCTGCCACGCAGTAGGGGTCAAGTTTCGGCACAACCTTGTCATAGATACTGTCGATCAGTATCCAGTGCATCACGCCATCGGGCCAGAATGGCACATAGTCGATATCACGCAGTTTGCCGTTGCTTGGCTCATAGTGCTGGGTGTGGATTGGCTTGCTGGGCACCCAGTCGCCGCATATGATCCAGTGCTGCACTTGTGCAACACATTCATCTGCATGCAGCAGGGCGGGTACCGTGGTCGGATCGTCCATGCGTTTCTTTGCATGCTCAAACATCTCCCCTCTGATATAATTCCGGTCTGTCATGACCGGCAACAGGTTTCCAATGCGTTTAGGCATGTTATAAGCTTTCTTTGGCCACAAACCATTTCGCCCGGCGTTTGCCGCCTACTAAGGTTTCCGGATGGGCCAGGTTATAGCTAGAGCTCAGGCAGATTGATCTTGCATAATAAGGTCACGACCAACAGCACAGCAAGCTGTGCTGCCGCCAAAGAAAGGTCACCGCCGATGCCCCACCAAGCGCCGCCCGCGCCGCTGCCGAGGTTGAGGCAGAACGGGCCCGCGCTGCCGCCGTTGTTGGAGTTGCCGCCACGCAGAGCGATACGGTATAAGATCAAGAGCCTTTTGCATAATGTCATATTCGGATAGGTTTTATCGGGGGCCTTGCGGTCCCCGAACCCCCGCTTAACCGGGGATAGAAAGGTCGCCGCCGCTGTCCCACCCGGAGTCGCCCGCGCCGCTGCCGAGGAAGAGGCAGAACGGGCCCGCGCCGCCGCCGCCGACGGAGCGGCCGCCACGCCGAGCGATACGGGTTCCGGCCTTATTGATATAGAAATAGTCTGCCAGGTAAGTGCCGGAGCTGCCGCCAACAGACTTGGTGATCTGCACGCTGGGCGCACGATCATCCTGCTGCAGGGCGGTCGCCCAACCTTCGTCCGGCATTGCCATAGTGTCAAGGGCAATGTAGCCATCGTTGGATGTCCAGCTGTACTTTGTGGGGTCATCGCACCAGTATGGTACGCCGTCAACCAGCTTCCAGTCACACTCGATGTGCCACTGGTTGCCATAGAGCGGATTTTCCACGCCGTAAAATACAAAACTGTGCCGTCCATCGGTGTTGCTGACGGGGCTGCCGCAGGTGGCAATCACACTGTTTGCGGTGCCGGTGCTCTGCATCATGCGCCATACCTTGTGATCGGTCGTTGTGGTTACAGGATCGCCGTCAAAATTAACTTTAACGTTGGTGGCATCACCATCAATGGTTTCCACGCTGGTAACAATACGACGTTTTGCGATGGCTTCGTTTTCGCCGCCGCTGCCGATGGAGATCACCATGCCAGGCTCAATGCTGGCGCCCTTGGCAACCACCACACTGGCAGCATTGTCAGTCGCGGCGGCAACTGCAAGGTTCGTGCTGTACAAGCTTGTACAGCCATTGATCTTGCTCTGCGCATGGCGCGTGCCGTATACAACAATCATCAGGTAGGCCAGCACCTCAAAGTCGGCACTGGTGCCAATGCTGTAGGTATCGCCCCATTTGCGGGCAGCGGCCAAAAACTGCGTGATATTCCGGTTGCCAGTCGGCACGGCACCGGCAATGCTGTGCAGCTTGCCGTCCGCGCCAATGCTGCCGGGAAAAGCGCGCACATAGCATTTCTGCTTGAGGCTGCCGTCCGCGTTCAAGAATTTGCGCGGGGCGCGGTAGCCGGGCAGCATAGACATGCTGATGGACGGCGCAACGTCCAGCATGCCGGAAACATAGAATAGCGGAATTTCTACAAGCACCTCTCCGTTAGTACCATCTTCGATGTATCCGGGCTGGCCCTTATACGCATTGACCTTAACGGTGCCGTCCGCGTTCAGGGTGCAGCAACAGCGGCGCATGCCTGCCCAGGGGTAGACGGCATCGAAGCTGTTCTGCCCCATGCTGGTGTCAGTGCCGGGAACAAAAACAAAATCTTTGGCTGCACCCACGCGGGTGCCAGCGCTGGTGCTTCCGGAAAAATTCACGCCAAAAATAGCCTGACTGGTTACAATGCCAGCCACCTGCGCGGCATAATTCTTGGCATCATCTGCACTCTTGGCGGCAGCAGTCTCGCTGGATTTGGCCGCTGTGGCGCTGCTGGCCGCGGCTGTGGCCTTTTCGCTTGCATTGCTGGCCGCCGTGTCGGCCCCGGTCTTGGCTGCCTCAGCGGCGTTCTGTGCCGCTTTGGCGGCAGTCTCCGCGTTGGTTGCGCCCTGGGCGGATTTGGCCGCGGCGGTTTCGGAGCTTTTGGCAGCCGTTGCACTGCTGGCGGCATTATCCGCGCTGGATTTTGCCGCTGTGGCCTGCGTAGTGGCTGTGCTCGCAGCGGTACCCGCCGTACTGGCAGAGCTGGCAGCGGCTTTTGCGCTGCTGTCTACTGCCGTTTTGGCAGATTCTGCCCCGGTCTTGGCCGCCTCTGCCGCACTCTGTGCCGTTTTTGCAGTAGTGGCGCTGGCAGCGGCGTTTTTCTCGCTTGCGGAAGCAGCCGCTGCGCTGTTGCCTGCAGCGGTGGCTTTGCTGGATGCCGTGCTGGCGGATGCGCTCGCAGCATCCTGGCTGGCTTTGGCCGCCGTCTGGCTTTCCTTTGCGGCGGCAGCGCTGGCGCTGGCCTGATCGGCAGAGTTTTTCGCGGCGGCAGCGCTGCTGCCTGCGCCGGTCTCCGCCGTTTTTGCCGTTTCCGCGCTATTGGCTGCTGCATCTGCACTGCCCTGCGCTTTGGTAGCGGACTGTGCAGCCGCTTCGGCTAATTTGGCAGCGGCCTTGGCGCTTTCAGCCGCAGCCGTTGCGCTGGCCGCTGCATTATCTGCGCTGTCCTTGGCGTTGCTTTCTGCCGTCTTGGCGTCCTGCGCACTGCGGGCGGCCTCTTTGGCGGCAGCGGCAGCACCGGCACGGTCGGCCGCAACCTGATCCACAAACTGCTGCCACTTGTCGGGCGTGGGGTCGGGGGTGACGTTGCCAACAGTGGCGTGGTCCTGCACCAGATAGTAGGTCGTGCAGCTGATCGTCTGCCGTCCCTCTCCGGTGCCCACAAAAGTCAGGGCGCAGCGGCCTGCTGCCGCCTGCTGGGTGGCAGTGGCCTCCGGCGGTACGTCCAGCATGCCGTCAGCGTCCACCAACACTTCGACTGCGTTGGCGGCCTTAAACGTTGCAACAATGGTCAGGCCATCCCATTCCGGGCTGCACAACACCCGGATGCGCTCATTGCCATAGCTGTCATAGGTGCCCAGGCGCAGCAGGCCTTCAAACGTTACGGCCTTGTAGCCGTTCAGGTAGATATCATGGTTATAGGGTCTCATGCAGATCACCCCTTATTCCTGCTGATTGGCCGGTGCATTGCTTTTGGCGGAGACGGTACCCTCGGTGATCCCGTTTTGCTCTCCTTTTTCCGCGGCTGCCTCCTGGGCCTCCATGTTGGATCTCACGACATACAATATATTTTCCAGGATCAGCTCAGATGTGGCGTACGGAATTTTGGCTTCATTCAATGCTGCCACGATTTTGCGGCGGCATTCATGGGTTCTTTTGTTGTCAGTCATGGTTTCCTCCTTACAGTCGTGCATTTACAGTGTCTTTCAAGGTTTTGATAGCAGCCAGAAGACCCTCATCCAGAGCCACAAAAGAGGCCCTGTTGTTCTGGCTGGTGATGTTTCCATCACTGTCCAATTCGGTGTATGTGTAGCTCACGCGTTCGCCCTCGGCGGTCGTTACGATTGCCACGGCGCTCAATTTTTTCATGTTTCGTTGCCCTCCAAATCTTCTAGTAGTGTATCAACGGCCAGGTTTGTGCCGGTATTCATCGTCAGCAGGTCGTCTGCAGCACTGGCCCCGGTATCCAGCGCGCGGGCAGCGGTGCTGACTGCCATGTCAATGCCCGCCGGGGTTCCTGCCGGGTAATTGCACTCGCTGGGTTCGGCGTATTCGCCCTCGTAACCGCGCTGTGCAGCCATAACCATCCACGAAAATTTCTGCCCCGGTGCGCCGTGTACAATGGCGTACTGGCCGCAATCCTCAGCCCACAGGTGGCCGGTGCCATCGCAGTCCGTCAGCAGCCAGGCGGGCTGCCCATATTGGGCGATGGTCTCCGCATAGCGCGGGTCAAGGGCAATCAGGCACCAGCCGTCCGGGCCGCACTCTCCGCGGCCCCAATCCGCAAAGGTCGGGGTGGGCGTTTCAAACGCAGCCATTTTCAATGCGCCAAAACTGGTAGACACGATACGGGACTTGCTGCCCCACGCGCTCAAATTCTTACAGTTGAGCGTACCGGAAACACCCACCCGAGTTGTGCTAAAATCGGCATCGCTGTCATCGCTGCGGTTGTAGGTGATCTGCATCCCAACGTAAGATGTGGGGTTCAGCCCGTCCACCCAGCCGTATTTGGCGTACTTGCTGCATGCGCCGATGTAGCTGCTGCCCGCCTCTGAGTACAACACACCAGTTAGCCCGATTGTCCCCGTGTTGATGGTGGCATACCAGGCGATGTGCCTATTGTCAATGTACACGCGCTCCCCGGATTCCGTGCCCATGCGAATGTAGGCGTTGTCCAAGTCGTACACAGTGCTGTACTTGAGATTGTGTATCTGCCCGGTGGTAATGTTGCCGCCGTTGATAATGGTCTTATCCTGGTTCCATGTGCTCAAATCCGAAAATGTCACCACGCCGGATAGGTTGATCTGTGCGCTGGTAATCTCCGTTCCACCCGCCGTCAGCTTGATGGTGCTGCTGGTTCCGCTTGTGCTGGCCGTCAACTTGATGGTATCAAACGTCTGTTTGATCTCGGTTTTGGTTTCGTTGGCGGTCAGATAGTCGCCGGTGCTGGCCGTCCAGGCAGTGGGGGCGTTGCCCAT